ACTGACTGCAGCGCACTCTTCAGCTTTGTGAGGCCGGCAACGCCAGTAGCCTTGACCGCAATTTGTAGCTGGGTCTTTGCTTGTGTCGCCATCAGCTTGCCCTCTTGCTGTTCATCTTAACGAGCGCTGCACGCTCAATCACCTGCACTCTCTCAAAGAGTTCAACAGGTTCCTTGACGTGATACAAACGAATCAGTGTCTCAAGCGCTTGATAATTCAAGCCAACAAGACCATTCAAGCTCACGTTCCACTGGGTCTGCATTCTGCGAAACATCATCACTGCCTCCCAGTTCTCATCCCACACCTCAAAGTCCTCTTGTACAGCCTCTAGCTTTGCAGCCAAGATCTGTTCCTCAGAAGCACCTAGAGCCCTCAGACTGACCTCGCGGTCATCAATTACGCCGCCCGTTGCCCAATACTGAGCTGCGGCCTCTAGTTTTTTTCAGGTGCTCCAGTGATGCTGTTGGTGTACGACTCAATCAGTGCACGCAGCACATACGGGTCGTCAAACAGCTCCTTCTTAGTACCTGAGCAAAACGGCACCTCTTCGCCGTCTTCATCTTTGACGCCTTCCCAGCCTTCAATAATCTCATCAACAAGAGCGTCATCGCCCATATCAATCAGATCGTTGAAGGCCGATCGTGACATTTTTTTGAAAACGGCCGTGAAGGTCTCTTTCTTAAATCGTCCGCCGTCAATGGGAACACTGACTTCAACGGGCCATTTGTAAGTCGAGACCTTCTTAAGGACGAATGCCATTGGGTTTAGGTAAAGGCGAGGCTGATCTCATTGTTGCCAGCCGTTGAGGGCAGAGCCAAATACGGCATGCTCAGAGAAATAACGCCATTAGTGTCACCATAGGATATACCCGTGACATCAGTTTGGGCCATCGTCAGAGTGCAGATATTACCTGCAGTAGCACCCAGCACAAGGCTGCTGCTAGCGGTAGCGACACCGCGAACATCCTCAAAATAATCAGTAGTTCCAATTGCAGGAGCCTCAATCACAGCAGTGCCGCCAGGGGCACGGTTGACGATCAACACTTCCTTGCTGCTAGCAGTTTCCTTGTAGACAAGCTCATTGTTCAGAGCCAAATCAAGTGACTCAATACGCTGAGAGGCCTCACCAAAGAAGGTGGCGGTGGTCAAGTTAGTGTCGTTGACTTCCAGCGCAGCAGCTTGGTTGGCAACAGTAAAGGTGCCGCTGAGTGCAGTGTCGTCAGGATCGTTATAGATGCCGATAAAGTTGAAACTTGCAACAGCGAACTGACCGGCAACAAAATTAAAAGTGACGCTGCCGCGAGCACCAGTAATCTTGTGGCGAGTGCCGTCGTAGAAGCAATAAATAGTGCAGGAATCAAAGCTAGCGCTCACACCTGCATAGGTAACGCTGGTGCTGACAACGACAGTCTCAGACAAGCCACATGACCTGAGCAGAGGACCAAAAGCGGGGGCAGTACCTGCGGCGCCACTACCAGCAAGCTCAACGTCAAAGGTCACAGAAACACGCTTGTTGGCGACCAGAGTGCCACGGGTGCTGTTACCAATAAAGCCTTGGAATGCTGCAGCCTGTACGTTGTCAGCCTCAATAGGGGCTACCTCAAGGTTGGTGACCTGAATAGCATCACTGCCACCAACAGGCGTCGGATCGGTCCCGTAAGTGGACTCAATCTTCGCTAGGAGAAACTTCTTCCGAGTTAGTGCCATTGTCTTCTTGGGTGGGGGGCTCTGTGATCAGTGTAAGTTTGCCTGATTTGGGGTCAAACAGATAGCTGCCGCCCACGCCAGGATTAGGGACTTCCTTACTCATTATGCAGAAGTGAGATCTGTTCTGCTACTACGATAGCGAACCAAAAAGTCTTGGCTAATCACCCCCAAAGGCACGTCTGCTTCATACATATTGAAGTCAGTGCGATCAGGTGTTAGGTCAAGCGCTTTGCCATCACAGGTTTGATCTGCCATCAGCAGTGAATGTACCTGCTGTGTATAAGTATCGCTGCTGTCATCTGGTACATCAGCTCTAACAAATGTTGTGATGCGTACACGCATCGTCCAATCAAGTTTGTCGAAAAAGTTAGTGTCAGTAGGTTGATCATTGACAGGCTCAATAATGATGGCCGGCACCTCGCCCCTAGCCAGAGGCTCGACACGCGAACGGTAGACAGTCGCTCCAGTCGCGCTGTCCAAATTAGTCTTCATCCGCGCAAGGATCTGTTCGCGTCGTGTGTCAGCCATGATTACGCAGCAGCGATTTGGAACACATTGCACACAGCACTAGGCCGTGTTGGGCGGGCGTAAGGGCTGGTTATAGCCGGTGCCGCCTCAAGCGTAATCTGTGCATCGCTAGGCGCCCATATCAACTCGATGTAGTCGTCTTTTACAAGATGCAGCGTGTGATCAAGGAACAGGTTGTTGGAGCCTGGCGTGCCACCGTGGCTTTCGATGACTGATGCGGTAGTAGTCGTCAGCGCAAGGTTGCCACTACTGTCGTTGTTGTTTTTGCGCAACCAGAAATGCACATCATGAATCTGCGTATCGGCATTTTGCAGCTGCAGCACAAACTCAAAAACATAAATGCCGGGGTAACGAACAGTCAGCTCGCTGTTGTCGATAATTTCAACCCCATCGTTGTCAGCGTTTTTGATAGGGAACTGAACAGGAGTCGGAGTGTCTGCAGTCGTTGATTGGTCGCTACCGCTAGAAAACTCACCCCAATATCCAGGGCTGCCAAAGTAATGCAATTTTGACCAAGGCTGTATCCCGTCACCAACTTTTTCGTAACCAGTATCAGACTCAATGCCCATCTATCCAGCTACAAGAGTGGGGTTGAGCGCTGCCCAGTTAGCTCGTGTGTCGTACTTTTGTACGGCCATCAGTCCTTGCTCAATAGCAGTTCAGAAAAGATGCCGTCATCAACAGGGCGATTTTCACGCACCGTATAGGCTTCAGACGCAACAGTGATAGAAGTGCCGCGAGAGGCAGAGCTAACGTCAGAAGTTTTTGCCGTGAGCAGATACTCCCGAGTTAGCGCCATACCTCCCGCGATAACTTCCATCGGGGAATCCAAGATACCTACGAACTCACTGCCGCCACCGATCTGGCAAGTAACGCCAAACTCGTTGGTGTCAAGGAAAGCGAAGGTATCTTGAATAGCCATGATCAGTCGTACTTCTTGCCGTAAACAAGAGCAACCGAGTAGGTGAAGGCGGGAGAGCTGGTGCCGCCGATGGTGCCGACTGCACGCAGGTAACGCTTCACATCGTTGGTGTTGATGCTGATTTTCTCAAGAGCTTGAGCAGCATCAGTCACCTGAGTGAAAGTGGCACCGCTGATGTCACTCCAGTCAGAGTTGTTTGCAGATTCCTGCAGCTTGACATCCAGAGTCGGGCTAGAGCCGGCGCTAGCAGCGTCAGAAGCAAGAATTACGATGGCTTCGCCTTCAGCTCCGTTAGAGCCTTCGAGGTCAAAACCGGTGCCGTTAGCAGAAGCGGTGCGAGCATCACAGGCAAGCAAGGTGCCCAGATAACTCTTAGATCCGAGGTTGTGCAGCATTGGTCTTTCTCCGTTTTGGTTTTACAGGTGGACAGGATGGTGCTTCAGGTTCAACGATAGTTTCCTCCTTTTTGGGAGGTTCATCAATTACCTGTTCGGCCTTGCCGAGACCAATAAGGTATTGAGATTCGGGGAGGGAAGCCTCAACGACTTCCCCGATCCGAACTACCGTGCCTCCAAGCATTGTTTGCTTCAAGATACGGATTTTCATTTATCAGAGGTTGTTGTTACCGCGGGAGAAGGAAGCGGCATGACGCACGGCCATGTCAACATCCTGCATTGCCACGACACGAACGGTGCCACTGGTGCTGTTGGTGTAAGGATCAACCATCAGATCCAAGCCGGAGAAGTAACCGATCAGCAGGTCAGCGAAGTTGCCGAACCACAGATCGTTGCTTTCAACTTGGTTGCTCACCAGACCGGCGTAGCCGTTGACTTCGCCACCCTCAAAGATGAACTGACCAGAGCCAGA